CCCCCCCATTTCGGGGGGGAGAGCAGGCTATCCATAGCCTGTCTATAGTAGCCCCATGTCTCGGCGTGAGCGGAGACATATGCTAGCTACTATCGACGTGAGTTCTAAGATCCGAAACTTAGGACCATAGCCTCTGGTGAAACAGTCTAACAAACTGTCAAGAACCAGTGACCGGCACTGGACCGGTAGCCTTACGAGAAGTCGAAAGACTTCGGTCGAAGGTGCGAGTTGGTAGTAATGGCATATACCGCGTTTCGCCGTGGGGCGAAACGCGGTCAGCCTTCGGAGAGCCCTCTCTCATGCCTTGCGGGTACGTAGAAGAAACACCTAGTACAGTCAACCAAGCGTACACTGTCTACTCATATGACGCGGCTGGTAATATTGTAGCAACAAATAACAATCTTACCTACCTTAAAAGTCATAGTAACGGTTTCGCTAGTGGGGTCTGTACCAAGGGTTACTTCAAACTCTTGCGACAGAACAAGCTCATTCCCTACAATCCGTGGAAGAAATTTCACGAAGAAGGGGAGGCGCTTGTTTCTATCGGAGGTCGGATTAAAACCAGTCAGACAAATCAGACTGGTGATAAAGCCACAGCATGCGGTACATTTGACGGCCAAATTTCGGCTGTCAATATCGATAACGGCGCTCTTAGCTCTTTTTATGAGCAAGAGCTTCCGTACTTGCTGATGGCGGCTCAGTCCTGCTGTTATACACAGGCGAGCTTCGACCTTGCAACTTTTCTCGCAGAACTCCCCGAAACCGTCCGCATGCTTGGTACCGTGGTCGAAAGACTCCGGGACATCAAGCGGGGCAAGATCGGTAAGTTCAAGAAGCTTGCATCTCGACCAGGGGATATTCTCCTCGAAGCGAGATACGGGTGGAGACCACTTTTCAACGACCTTTCTGGTCTTAGTAAAGTGCTCTCTCGAATGCAAGAGAAGTTGACTAGAGTATCCTGCAATCGGAAGAACTCACAAGTGAGCTCCGATGACACAGGATGGTACCTTGTAGGCGAAGATGCCCTCAGGAAAGTGTATAAGCGTGTTGAAAACACCTATACAGTTACACCGATGGCGTCTGTGGCCGCGGACTTTAAACCTTCAATGTTTCAGTTCAACCCACTCGTCACGGGCTATGAGGTTATTCCTTTAAGCTTCGTGTTAGATTGGGTCTGGAACGTTGGTATGGCTCTTGAGTCCTTAAGCCTTGAGATACTCGCTTCAGATAAGACTGCTTGTGCTGGTTTTCTGATCGAAATTTCGACAGATTCCAGCCTCAAGTATGAGGCAAAACCTCCAGCGTTCTATGATACTGTGCCACAAAGCACGTACCGTAGCACGCTAACTTATAAGAAGCGATGGCCCTCCGCTGTTCCTTTAATCCCACCCATCAAGCCGCGAGTAGATCTCATGAAAATTGCTGATATCATGGCGATCTTAGCTCAAAGCTTTAGATAGTAAGGAGAAACAGATGGCAGCTCTTGCCACTACACTCACGGAGTTCTCCAGTCTTGGAGATTCCCGCACTTGGACGGTATCTGGGCACTCGGTTGCTAAACCGAAACTCGTGATCCAGAAGCGTAAGGTGCCAGCGGGTAACCAGACCGTAGCTGAAGTCAAGTGTTCCGTAATTTACGGCACTGAAGACAGCGACGGTGCTATGTTGCCCTCGAAGGTCGTGTACGATGTGGTTGCGCGTTATCCCGTTAGTTCGGGGGACACCGCGATTGCTGACGCGTTGGTGGTGTTCCGAGATGTTGTTCAGTCTACCGAATTCGGTACGGCTGTCACGTCGCAGAACTTCTTGAAGTAAGTGCAATGGTCAGTCCTAGGGCGCCTAAGCGCCCCAGTATGGCTGTCCTTGCCGGAGGCTTAGCAGCTTCCGTTCTTACTACATCTGTGCTTTTCTTTGTTGACAGCCTGGCCCTTCGGGTCCGGGAAGTCATTGAGAGCTCTGGTCGGTATCACGGTTCATTGAATTGTGACGCCGAGTTTAGCTCTTCAGATTGCACAGCACCAACCGGTCGTACACATCAGGAGACTTCTCATGAAGCCCCAGCAGGTAACGCACGACATATGCCGGCTATACCTGAAAGACCTTCTGTTACAACCGTGGAGTGAGGAGGAGAGGGCGGTTCTCACAAAGATCAGTGGTTTCCACCGATCGCGTGATATAGCCGCTCTATCCTCTGTCACTAAGCACGTTGGACTGGCTTGTCCTACAGTCCAGCTCTTTCGAGCTCTTCTGCAGATTGAAGCGTTCTATAAAAAGAATGCAGCCTTTGCCGAAGACGAGAAGTGTATGACAGCAGCTCGCGCATCCTTTTTGGATGCCGAAGCTCACTGCCGTATCACTAATCGTCGTCTCGATTGGTATTATATGAAGCCCGAGCGTCTTGCTCCGGATCTCCGTTCTTACCTATCGAAAATGGAAAGGTTCATTCACTCTGTGTTGGGCCCGTTTGAGGAGTTCTTAGAGGATTTACCCCGAGAACTACGTGTCACGGACGGTGCCACAGCTTCCGGTTCACGGCGTAATAGCCTTCCCTTCATGAAAATTCGAAGGAGCTATCATTGCCCGAGTCGTGCCAGGCCTTATCTCCGCGCAGCAGCCCTTTTCTTTGGGATGCCTGTGCCGAAACTAAAGGTCTGTTCGACGAACCGTGTGGAGGTCGTACCGAAGAATTGGGAGACGTACCGCACAATCGCTTGCGAGCCTGATGGCGTAATGCCATTTCAGCTAGCTTTTGATTCGTACGGAAAACGCCGTTTAAAACGGGTAGGCATAGACCTATCCTCCCAATCAAAGAATCAGAGTTTTGCTCGAGAGGGCTCGGTTTCTAATAAAATAGCGACCGTTGACCTCAAAAGCGCTTCTGATACTGCAGCCTATAATGCTGTTGCCTGGCTCTTCCCAGAGCTTTGGTTCCAGTATTTAGATGCTTTCAGAAGCACAGATTATAAAGGTCCCTTTGGCGTAGGAAACTATGCCAAATTCTCCAGTATGGGGAATGGGAGTACTTTTGTAATCGAAACTCTGATTTTCGCTTCTGCTTGTGCAGCCGTAGGATCGAAGATTAGGTGTGTCTACGGTGATGATATCATCATCGAGTCACATCTCGTCGACGAGCTTATTAGGCTGCTTCGCTTCATTGGCTTCGTTGTCAACCAAGGCAAAACGCATGTTAACGGTCCTTACCGTGAATCATGCGGAGAGCATTGGTATGAAGGACAGTTGATCACGCCATTTTATGTGCGTGATGAATTCCGACTTCGGTCGGAAATGTGCCATCTAGTCAATGGACTAGCTAGCATATGCGTCCCTCGTGGGCACTTGTGGGGGTATCTCCTTTCCTTAGTGGAAAGTTTAGATCTCCCAGTCGTACCCTTCAACGAGAGCTCGACATCTGGCATATATTGCCTGCCTGCCGATGCTTTAGCCGCGAAGCTCATCCGAACCCGATTGAAGCAGCATATGTGGGTTCCGGTCTACCGAGCTTTTGTAAGTAAAACCAAAAGCAAAGTAGTTGCCGATTCACGTACGCTCTTTCTCTGGTACCTCGACGCCTATCGCTCCGAAAGGAGTGAAAGAGATGTCTTGGTGCCCCGGGCAAGGTGCAGAAGCACGGTATCCCTTCCTACGCACCGTTTTGTGCGTAAGTGGGTTTGCTGGCGACAGCCAGCGCGGCCTTTGCCGACTCACCTTTATTGGTGGTCGGAGGACCTGGTGCTGCATAAAGCACGCACCGGGCCCCGGTCTCTACCCGGC